ATGGAGATTTCCGTAGTAAAGAAAGCATAGACTTATTAAAACAGTCTGATATTGTTGTGACTAATCCTCCTTTTTCACTATTTAGAGAATACATTGCACAATTAATTGAGTATAAAAAAAAATTTTTGATAATAGGAAATATAAATGCTATTACTTATAAAGAAGTATTCACATTAATAAAAGAAAATAAAATTTGGTTAGGAATAAATATGGGAAGGGGAATATCAGGATTTATTGTTCCTGAGCATTATGAACTTTATGGAACGGAAACAAATATAGATGAATCAGGTAATAGAATAGTATCTCCAAATAATTGTTTGTGGCTAACTAATTTGGATAATTTTAAAAGGCATAAAAATATTGACTTAATAATTTGAATAATATAAACTGTATTTACAGTTGAGAAAACTCAAATAAAAAAGAAGGGACAAAAGAAAATGAATTATAATAAACTTAAAGATAAAATGCGAGAAAAAAAATATTCACAAGAAAAGTTAGCAGAAGCTTTAAATATAGATAAATCTACACTTAATTTTAAGTTAAATAATAAGACAGAATTTAAAATATCTGAAGTCTTTAAAATATGTGAGTTACTAGATGCAGAATTTAAGGACCTTTTTATTTATCCTTAAAGTTGAGAAAACTAAACTAAAAAAAGGAGTATGAGAATGAAAGAGATAAAAGAGAATGCAATATATTTTAAAGAAGATGTAATTGATTTATTGAGTATAGAAAAAGAAGATGGAACAATAATAAGACCAGAAACAACAGTAAACAATTTGTTTGCAAATAAGAACTTTCCTAAGTGTGATTTTACCAAGTCACATTTTATAACAGGAAAAACATTGCTTGATTATTTAAGTAATTGGAGAAATTGGAGATAATTCACCAAAAATAGTACATTGAAAAAGGAATAGTTACAAACTTTATTACAAGAAAGGAATAAAGAATATAAAAAAAAGAGAAAGAAGAACTCTTTCACTTTAATGTTTGAAATAATGAAGAATCTATAATATTAAATCCTAATTTTTTATAATAAGATTTATTTAGTCTGTTATATTTATATTCATTAGGTTTTTTAACATTATTATTTAAAATATCTTTAATAATTACATGTATTTCGGATTTATTGAAAAAATTAAAAGGTACTCCTTGTATATGGGAATCCGAATAATTAATAGCAGAAAGTAATTCATCATCAGTAAAAGGATATAGAGTGTATAATATTCTAAATTCTTTATCAGGATATATATAAATGTAGTCTATGTCGTTCATGCAATGTAGGTTTTCTACTCCGCTTATATTTAATCTTAAATATGCAATTAAATATATTAAAGCTTTATCATATTCTTTAGTAGATTTAAGTAGAATATAAGTTAAATGTAAGATTTGAGAATATTTATAGAAACTTACATTTATATTGTATTTTCGACCATATTCGTCGAAAGATCTAAATAATATGTCGGTATAATTTAAATTAGGTGAGTTATTAATTTTCTTTATTATTATGTTATATAAATCATTATCTAAGTAATTCTTGTAAACATCATTAAGGAAAATTAAAGAATGATATGTTTTTATTAAATTAGATCCTTTTTCGGTTAAAAAGTATGAATTTAAAGGGAATTTAGAAGATAGAGAGTCAACATCAATGTTGCCTAAAATTCTATTAATAAGAGTTTCCTTATTACCCGAGATAGTTAAATTATTGTTTTTTAAGATATGTTTCAATTCAGGTAAAGTTGCTTTATTTAAGTTATTTTTTAAAGAATATTTTTCTTCTATGTATCCTAAAGAAATGTATTTTTTGATAGTAGTCTTATCATCATTACTTTTATAATATAGAGGTAAAATTTTATTTGTATTCTTTAAGTTTAGATAATTTATAGTGAAAAGGTCTACAATAGATATGTTATTAGTTATCATAGGAATTGAATTATCTTTGATTATTTTACTAGAAGCTTCAGTATTTGGTACATAATTTAAAGCTTGCTTTATAATCATGTATAGTATTTTAAAAGGCAATACAAAAATTATAAAAGGTAACTTAATCATTAGTTTAAAAAAATCATTTAGCATATAAAAATCCTTTCTTTATAAAAAAATAATACAACAAAACAAAAGTTAAAAGTAGAAATATTACAAAATTGTAAAATTAATAAAAAGGTGTTGCATGTTCGTGGAAACAATTATATAATGGTATCAACGAACATGAGAAGGAGGCATGTTTGGAAAGGAAAAGTAGAAAAGAATACTTTAGAGAGTATAGAAAGAACTTAAGACCAATTAAAACAGATGTTACTATAGAAGAAAGAGAGAAACTTGAAAAAGTATTACAATCAAAAAATCTTACTATAGTAGGTTGGATAAGGAAACATATAGAAGAAGATTATAATAATCTTTAAAACAAAAAAAGAATAATTAAGTAATGAAGTTTGGCGACCACATACTTAACTATTCCTGACAAATACAAACGGTTCTTTATATAAAATAACGAACATGGTTTGTATAAATATAAAGACTGTTTATTACAGACACAAATATATTTACTATAAAAGTATAATAAACAGTCTTTAAATATTATAACACATAAAAAAATAAAAAGGCAACGGAGGATTAAATATGACTATAGATATATTAGGTATTGATCATCATGTAAATGAAATAAAATTAATTGATGATGATGTTAATTGTTTAGGTATGATAGATTACAAGAAACAAGAAATATCATTACGAAAAGGTTTAATGAAAGATCTTAGATCAGTAACACTAATACATGAGATATTACATGGAATACTGGAATATACAGGTAACAGTGAATTAAATAAAGATGAAGACCTAATAAATAGACTTTCAACAGCTATTTATCAAGTCTTCAAAGGTAAAAATGAGTTAATTACTTACCTTTTCTAGGAGCTCTTTGAGATAGAGCAGAACCAGCTACAGACTTTGATTTAGCAGATGTTCTTCCATCTCTAAGAATACTAGATGCTTTTGAAGCAACAGATTTACTAGTTTTTCTACTAGCCATATTATCACCTCCTTTCTATATATATTATATCAAGGAGAGAAAAAATATAAAGGAGATACGAAAGATGAAAGAAATATACTTATATGAATTTAATTTCATAGTAAATGTAATATTCCCTCTAGTAATGTTCTTAGGGGGAATGATACTAAACAACTATCTTATATACATAGATAGAAAGAAAAAAATACAAGAGAGAAAAAGAAAGCAATTAGAACAACAAATAAAATGGGAAAGAATAGCAGAATGTCAAAGAACATTTGATTAGGAGGTATATTATGTATGATGTAGATGATGAAAGATATTTAAATCCAGACAATAAGTCATATAGAGGCTTGTTAAGTGATAATTTGTATTTAGAAGATAAAGTCCAAGAGATAGAAAAAGATTACGAAGAATTAGAATCTGAATACAATGAATTAAAAGAAGACTATGAAGAATTAGAAGATACATACATAGCATTAGAATATAAATATAATGAACTTAAAAAACAAGAATCAAAAATGATTCAATTATCATTTGATAATAAGACACTAGAACAAGAAAATAAAGACTTAAAAGAAAAATACAATACATTAATAAATAAATTACAAGTATAAGAGAATATAAATGAAAGAAAAAACAATTGAAAATAGTATAAAAAAATACTTGAAAGATAATAATATATATTATTTTAAGGTACACGGTGGTTACTATGGTGTTTCTGGAATACCAGACATTATAGTGTGCTACAAAGGTAGGTTTGTAGCACTGGAAATAAAAAACGAAAAAGGTAAGACTTCGAAGATGCAAGATATGCACATTGAAAATATACGAAAGTCTGGAGGAATTGCCTTTGTAGTTAGAAGTAGAGAGGAGGTGAAAAAGATAATTGAAGATATTGAAACTGTATAAGTATCAAGATGAATATTTTGACTATGTAAAAGAAAATAATAAGAAAAATTTTATATATGATATGGCAACAGGTACTGGTAAGACTATTATGGCAATTAATCACTGGCAATATTATCACAAAGATAAACCTTTACTAGTAGTTGCACCTGCATCAAAAGTAAATGAAGGAGGATGGCAACGAACAATATTAGAATATGTAATAAAACCTAAATTTGAAGTAATATCATACAATAAATTATCTAAAGATTACATTAAATATAAAGATTATTTTGTTGTATTTGATGAATGTCATAGAATTAAAAATTCAACAGGTGTCTGGGGAAAATCAGCATTTAATTTAAGTTTAATTGCAAGTGGATTTATTATGCTGTCAGCAACTCCAATACCTAATGGTTGGGAAGATATAATAAATTATTTAAAAATATTCGGATTAATTAAAAATAAAACAGAGTTCTATAAAGAATATTGTGTTACTGATAACATGTTTGGATATTTAAGGATAATAAAATATAAGAATACAGAAGAATTAAATTCTTACTGGCATGTAATATCTAAAAGACTTAATAAGGAAGATGCTTTAGACTTGCCTACGTTAACAGAACAAATTGTAAGATTTAATAGATCTCCAACATATAATAAGATTTTAAAAGAAAGACAATTAAATGAAGTTGTATATGATAGCAATATGAAGCTAAGACATGGACTTAGATTATATACAAGTTTAGATGATAAATTAGGATATTTAAAAGAATTTTTGGAAAATACTGATGATAATATAGTAGTTTTTTACAACTATAATGAAGAACTTGAAAGAATATCAGAAATATTAAAAAAGACTGATAAAAAAGTTTATCAGTGCAATTCCAAAATTAAAGATTATCCTAAACAATCTAATTGGAATAATCTACAAAATACAGTTACTTTAGCAAATTATAAAAGCGGAAGTGAAGCAGTAGAACTCACTTATGCTAATATTATAATTTATTTCAGTCCAACTGAAAGCTATACCGAATACGTCCAATCAATCGGTAGGTGCTACAGAAATGGACAGACGAAAAAAGTATCTGTATATAAGTATATTACAACAAATACAGTAGAAAATCAAATTTATGAAAGTTTAGATATGAAAAAAGATTTTAATTTTAATTTATGGATAGAAAAGAATATAGAAAATAGGAATAAATAGGAATAAGTAGGAATAAGTAGAAAAAAATAGGAGGAATAGGAAATGCCAAGGATTAAGAAAACAAAAGAAATAGAGTACGAAGAATATATAGAAGATAAAGATTATAGGATAGTAATGGGAGATAGAGGATTAAAAGAAGTGTATTACCAGCGGTAGGTTATTACCAAAGGTAAGGGATGTAAGAATAATTAGAGTTGATGGAATAGAAACTCAAGTAAGTATTACTCTAAGAGTAGATAGAGTGGAAATGTATTTGATATAAGAATAAATAGATATGAACAAAAGAATAAGTAAAATAGGAGTAGGAAAATGGAAATAGAGAAAAGTAATAGTGTGATTCTAAATAGAGACAAATATATAGGTGGTAGTGATATGCCATACATATTAGGGCTAGCAGATAAAGATATAATTGAATTTGCAAAAGAAAAATTAAATATTATACCTAAAACATTTACAGGTAATCAATATACATATTATGGTAGTAAAATGGAAAAACACATTAGAGACTACATAAGTAGGTTATACAAATGCGATTATAAAGAAGCAACAAAGATAGACAATGAAAGAGGACTTAGAGGTAATTGTGATGGATTAGATTTATCTTCAAATTATCCTTTAATTGAAATAAAAACATTTGGGAAAGAATTAGATGTAAATTATTATGAGCCACAATGTAGGTTCTATATGGAAATGTTTAATGTTCCTAGTTGTGTATTAATAGGATATAAAAGACCTGATGATTTCTTTATAGGGATAGATCTAGCAAATTATAACGATTATGATTTTAATTTGGATTTTAATCCTGAAAATATAGTTATACATGTATTTGAAAGAGATAATGAAAAATGGGAAAAATATTATAAGAGAATAGTAGACTTTAAGGAAGTTATGAGAATCTTAAAGGAAGAAAATGATGAAGAAAAAGCAAGAAAGGTGTATTTAGGAGAAAACCTTATAAATGCTATAGATGAAATGAAAAATATGCTTAACGAAGTAAATAAAGCAGAACAAACAATAGAAAAATTTAAAAAAATGAAAGAGAAAGTAAATGAAGAAATGGAAGAAAAACTATTAAATAGATTTAAAAATTCGGATTTTACTATTAGTAGAATAACTCCAAGTGTTAGAATTTCTAAAACAATAGACTTTGATGAGCTCTTAAAGAAAGATAGAGACTTATATAAAGATCTAGTTGATTATAAAGAAACAAAAACAAAAGGATATATAAAAGTAACAATAAATAATAAATAAGGAGGAAAGAAATGAGTTTATTACCAGAAAACAAACCAAAAGTAAAAGATATAACACCTAAAATATTCTTAATATGGGGAGATAGTATGACAGGTAAAACTTACCTAGCAAAAAGTTTTGAATCTCCTTTGTTATTAAATACAGATGGAAATGACAGAAAAGTAGATACACCTTCAGTTACAATAACAGATTGGAGAGTATTTATAGAAGTTGTTAAAGAGTTACAACAAAATAAAGATACATATAAAACTATAATAATAGATCTTGTAGATGATATAAGAACACTTTTAGATAACTATATTATAGAAGAATATAACAAAAAAGCTAAGGAAGCAAAAAACAATAAGATAGCAGAAACAATTGGAGATATACCATTTGGACAAGGATATACACAAAGTACTTCTATATGGAAGAATACAATGATGATATTGAGCGGAATGGATAGAAATATCATTTTTATATCACATATTAAAGCAGGGAAAGAAGATCAAGAATTTGAACCATCATTAGATCAAAAGTACTTAAATATCACAATGGGAAGATGCGACTTAGTAGTTAGATGTACAAAAAGAGGAAACTCATATTATAGGTTAGCAACAAATAGAAGAGATGACTATACTTTAAATGATATAAAAGATGAAAAAATGAGAGAAATCATGAAAACAATAACAGGAGCATTTAAAATAGAAATGCCAACAATGATGCAAAAAAAATAGAAATAGAATAGGAGAAAAGAAAAAATGGAAGAAAATAAAATAGAAGCAGTAGATTTAGGATTAGTAGATGAAATGTTAGGATATGATCCTACAGAAGAACCAACAGCAACATTTGAGGAAATACCAGATGGAAGATATGAAGGAGCTATATCAGGAGCAAGATATACTTTAACTAGAGAAAAGAAATTACCTTTAATTAGTTTAGTAGTAAGTGTAATGTCTCCAGAAATAGGAATGAGAGATATATTTGTAGGGTATGTATTAGGAGGGCAAATGAAGAAATTTAATGCTAAGAAATTATACCACACAGTTACAACATTAGGGTTAAATATAAAGCCTGAACACTTTGCAAATACAGATATTTTAGTAGGAGCTTTAGAAATGCTTAATGGTACACCTGTAATATTAGAAAAAACAACAAATGATAAAGGATATGCAGAATACAAACTTGAAAAAGATGATGCATTTACAATAACTGAAGAAGATTTACAAACAGAGCCAGATATTGAATTTAATAAAGAACAAACAGGTCAAGCACCATTAGTATAATGGAGGATATATGTATATTACATATGATATTGAAGTTTTTAAATATGATTGGATAATAGTATTTAAAGAAAAAGATGATTTTACAGTCATATGTAATGATGTGCTAGAGCTTAAAGACTACATTAATAAAAATAGAAAAAAGATATTGATAGGATTTAATAATTATAATTTTGATGATGTAGTCTTAGCAAGCATATTATTAGGAAAAGATCCTTATATAGTATCACATGAAATATTAAGAGGGATAAAACAAAAAGTAAGACTAAATATGATTACATTAGATATGATGCAAGAATTGCCTTCTAATGTATCACTTAAAGCTATAGAAGGAAATTTAGGATATTCTATAATAGAAACACCTATTGATTTTAAATTAGATAGAAGTCTTACAGAAAATGAAATAAATGAGGTTGTTAAATATTGTAAAAACGATGTTGTTCACACTGAATATATATTTAAGATAAGGGAAGATTATTATAAATCTAAAGTAGAAATAATTAAAGAATTTAATTTACCACTTAAAAGTATAAAACTTACTAGAGCAAATTTAGCAAGTGCTGTATTAAAATGTGAATCTCATACAATAGATAATGATAGACTTAATTTTGAATATTACCAGGGATTAAACTTAAATATAATACCTAAAGATATAATTAACTTTTATAATAAAGCAAAAAAAGATTATTTAAATGGAGTAGATTACAAAGAAATAGAAACAAGAGAATTTGCTAGCAATATTTTAGGAGTAGAACACATTTATGGATTTGGTGGATTACATGGAGCATTAAATAATTATATAGGAACTGGAAAATTCTTACACATAGATGGTTCAAGTTTTTATCCATCGTTAATAATTGAAGGAAATTATATGAGTAGAAACAGTATAGAGCCTCAGTTATATAAAATAATAAAAGAAAAAAGATTACAGTATAAGAAACAAAATGATCCTAGACAAGGTATATACAAAATAATATTAAACTCTACATTTGGAGCGATGAAGTCAAAATTTAATAGACTATATGATCCAAAGCAAGCAAATAACCTTTGCATAAACGGACAGTTGATACTTACACAGTTAATACTAGAATTAGGAAAATATTCGAAGCTTATACAATCAAACACAGATGGAATAATAATTAAATACAAGGAAGAAAATTTAAAAACTATAATAAATATAATAGAAGATTTTTCGAAGAGAATGAGACTGAAATTCGATGTAGATTATATCACAAAGGTTATACAAAGAGATGTAAATAACTATGTTGTACTTTTGGAAGATGGAAGAATATATGCAAAAGGTAGATTTGCAAAGTTTGATGGAGGGAATTATATGAAAAATAATTTAAGCATAATAGATACAGGACTAGTAAACTACTATATAAAAGGTATATCACCAGAAGCAACAGTTTTGAATCTATACAAAAAAAATAAATTAGAATCTTTTCAAATTATTTGTAAGATGGGATCTTCATATGATGGTATATTTTATGAATATAACGGACAGATGAAAAAAACACAAAAGGTTAACAGAGTATTTGCAACAACAGATAATAACCATGGAGGAATCTACAAGAAAAAAGGCAATAGTTTCCAAAAGATAGCAAATACATCAAATCATTCAATAATACATAATGAAGATTTGAAACTATTTGATAAAAAAAAGTTAGATCTCAACTATTATATTGAATTAATAAAAAATAATTTTATAAAAGAAGGGAAGGAGTTATGAATAAGTATATTGAACTTAATGATGACAAAACACCAAAGACCAACTTTGATACTATTGTAATTGATATCACTAAAATTGATAATGCAGGTATATTGCTTAATTCAAATGTAGTATTAGTTGACTTTGATGGAGATAATGAGAATGAAAAAAGAATTATCGAACATATTCAAACTAAATATCCTACCCTTACAGTAAAAACAGATAGAGGTGTACACTTGTATTATAAAAGACCTAAGGAATTAAAAGTTTCAGCAGGTGCAGATAAAATCACTGTAGGAGGCTTCCAGGTTGATTATAAGACAGGTAACAAAGCATATGGAATAGTTAAAAGGCATGGAAGAGAAAGAGATCGTAATAAGGCAATAATAGACTTTGAAACGTTAACTGAACTGCCTTTCATACTTTATCCTATGCCAAGAGCAAAAAACATAACAGGATTGAAAGATGGAGACGGAAGAAATAATGCACTATATGCACAGTTAAGGTGTATAAATAATAATCCTAAATACAGAGATATAAGATTGTTAGAGGCTGTTGCAAAGTTTATTAATGAAAAGATATTCGATACTCCTATGGGAGAAAAAGAAGTCGCAAATATAGTTAATAGTGTACTTAAGATAGATGTAGATGCTCAAGAAGAATATCAAGGAGATTCTACCAATGTATTGGAGCTTTCAAGATGGGTAGCTAGAAAGTTTGAAGTAAAGTTATATAAGGAAATATTATACTTTAGGGATGGAATAAAATTTTCAAGAGATGAAAATGAACTAAGGCGTAGAGTTTACCAAAAAGTGCAACTTAAAACTACACAGTGGAAAGAACTTTTAAGTCAGCTTGAAGTATATGCTGAGAAGATTACACATGATGATTTTAATGTAAGAATAAGAAACGGAATAATAGTTGACGATACAGTGGTCAACATGGATATAGGATTTACACCATTTTATTTAGATGTGAAATATGATGAAAATGCATATGATAAATATGTAGATGATTTTATAAACTTCATAGCAAATGGTGATAAGGAAATAAGAAATTTAATAGAAGAAATATTAGGACATACAATAATGATAAATAATTTCCCGCATAAGATATTTGTCTTAAGTGGATCAGGTAATAATGGTAAGTCTACATTTGTGGAAATGTTAACAGCATTTGCAAATAACTTATCTTCGCACATTGACATAACAGGATTTGAAGACGGTACTCAGGTAGTTTCATTAATAGGTAAAATAATTAATATAGCTGATGATATTGACCCTAATTACCTTGAAAAGACCAAGGTATTAAAAACTATGGCATCAGGAAATACAATCACTGCAAGAGCGATATATTCGCAACCTGTAACAATAAAAAACACAGCTACATTAGTATTTACTTGTAATGAGGTTCCAGTATTTAAAGATAAGACAGAGGGGATAAAAAGAAGACTTATAATAATTCCATTTGAAAACAAAGTAGTTAACAAAATCTACGACCTAGATAAGTTGCTAAGTAGCGAAAATGCTAAGAGTTATATACTTAGACTTGCCTTAGAAGGTGTTAACAGGATACTTATAAATCACATGGAACTATCAAAGAGTAAGAAAGTAGAAGATACTTTAAGAGAATATTACATTGAGAGTGATAGTGTTCTAGGATTTTTAGAAGAATATGAAGGAGAGATAGGTAATGCTTCTACAATAGAATTATACAACATGTATGACTTCTATTGTATACAAAATAATATTAAACCACAGTCTAAAAATAAATTTACTAGAGTAATAAAATCAATGCGGTTTTGATGTAAAAGTGGTTTTTAGAGAACAAAAAAGTGTAAGAGTATTTGTAAAGAGCTAAAAAAAAAGTGTAATATTTTTTGAGTTATGTAAATATAGAAATGTTGATATTAAAGGAAAGCTGTTACACTTTAGAAATTTTTAAAAAAGTGTAACGAAAGTGTAACATGTTGAGTGCCAAGGGTTACAAGTTAAATATTACATATTACATTTATTTACTATAATAAGAGAATATAAAAGAATAGAAAAAAGAGAAAAAAGAAAAAATAAAAAGGATAGGGAAAAACTATACAAAAGTGTAACTTGAAACTGGAAATATATGAGAGAGTAAGAAAAAAGGATATTACGCTTATTAAAAAGGTGTAACGGAATATAAAAAAATGTAATTGACAAATAAAGACAAAGATTTTGATTATGAAATTAAAATCTATATGTTTAATATTGGAGGTATAAATAATGGATATAAATAAAATGAATGACAGAATAGAATTAAATGACAGAATAGAATTGGCGAAAAAAGCTATAAATGACTTAGAAAAGACAGTTAGTCTTATTCGTTTAGGACTTTATATTGCAAAAGTTGATGGAAGATTAGAAATGACTGATAAATTTGATGATGAATTTAATACTTTAACGAAACAATATGTAAATAGAATAAAGAAAATTATAAAAAAATACGAAAAATACTAAAAGAAAGGAGTAAATGAGATGGAGGAGAATGAAACATTAACATGTGAGAAAAGGTTACAAGAAGTATATGAGATAATTGAGCTGCAAGCAAAACTACTTACAGATGAATGTATAAAAGTAGATCAGTATAAGGATTCCTTGAAGGATGCTTCAAAAAGAATTAAGAATATTAAAGAAGCAGTTGATATGCTTAAACTTATAATAGGTAAAAGTCCATATTACAATAAAGTTGCAAGAAAGCGAATAGACGAAATAATAAATGAGTATTAAACGGAGGAGATAAAAGATGGAAGAAAAAATAATGGCAAAAGAGACATTAAAAGGATTTAAAGAGTCAATAGATGCAAGAGAAAAATTATTAGAAAAAGATAAGAAAAATTTCTTTACTTTTAATTTATTATACAATTTAACAAGTAAAGATAAGGTAACTGATATGATTTTTGAATTTAGAAAAGAAGAAATGGAACAGGAACAAAAAAATATAGCTAAATTAAAAGAAATATACAATAAATATGAAAATAAATTAAAGGAGATAGAAGATGAAAAATGAAATATTAAAGAATAAGATATGTAGTAAAGAAGAAGAGATAAGGGAAAAAGAAAAAACATTAAAAAATTTAAAAGATAACTTTGAACATGTAAAATCAGAAGATTTTCCTAACAAATGGATAAAAGATTTTGTTGAAGCATATATAAATTACAAACAATTTGAGATAGATACATTAAAGGAAGAATGTGACAGATATAAGAAAGAATACAATTTGGAAGAATACAAAATGAAATTAAGTGAATTTAAAGAAATAATATTAAGAAAATTTGGAGAAAAAGGATGGGAAGAATTTAAAAATAGTACTGAATATTTAACATATAATGCAACCGAAAAGAAAGTGCTAGAAAAAATAAAAAATAATAATGAAAATATTAGATATATAAATAATCCAACAGAAGAAATGCAATTAGAGGTAATGAAAAGAAGTAATCCTTTTTATTATATACAACTTATAAATAAACCAACAAAAAAAGTATTACAAGAAGCAATTAATAGGGCTGATACTATTCATGATTATAAATATGTACTAAAACATATAGAAAATGACTTAAAGGAATAAGGGGGGGAAAGATGAAATTTAATATTTATAACAAATTTGATGAAGCATTAAGTATAGATGTAGGAGAGAAAGAAATAGAATATATAGATGTTACAGTTATAGAAAGTGAAGAGTATATACATATACACTATACTGATGGGACAATAAGCTATCATGAAAATTCATTGTATAAAAAATCTAATTATTATGGAAGCTATATAGTGCCAAAAGAAAGAGTACAAGAATGGATAGACTTAGATAAAGATTATAATAACACTATATCACTTCATAGATTAGGTGAATTTGATAAAGATGATGAGTAGGAGGAATAGATATGCAATTTATAAGAAACGATAAACTTTATGACACAGAAACTGCAAAATTAATTGAAACAAAATATAAATTTATTTGTCAACCTAAACAATATGCTGATATAGAAAAGCAAGAAAGTTTGTATAAAAAATCAAAGGGTGAATTTTTCTTAGTAAGAGAAGAATATGGAAAATCACATGGTAGCTCATGGCTACTTACTAAACCAACAATAGAACCATTAACAGAAGAAGAAGCAAAAAAATGGGCTGAAGATAATATTAGTCCTACTAAATATATAAATACATTTGGTCCAATATCTGAATAAAAGGGGGAATAGAAATGGAAAAAGGGACAATATATAGAGTTTTAACACTTGCTGATTATTTAGCTATTAGATATAAAGAAGAATACAAGGAAGATATATCAATAATAAAGATAAATAAAGTATTATATTTCTTATTTGCCTATTGGGGGGCATTTGTAAAAATAGGAAAGAAGTATATTGATAACATGGAATTAAAAGGATTAGAGGACTATAGTGAATATTTATTTAATGCTGAATTTGTAGCAGGAGTTTATGGTCCTTATATGAAAAATTTATTAAAAATAAATAATAAGTATTTATTATCAATTGCAGAAGAAAAAAATTTTAGTGGATTTATTATTAGAAATAGATACAATGGAGTAGTATTTAAGCTTTTAGACCCATTAATAAGAGACTTATTTGAGGTAAGTGAGTATGACTTAATGGATATATCAAAGAAAGATGAAGAATACAAAAGAGCAAGAGATAATAATTATGGAATAATGAATAATGAGAATATAACAGATGAATATTGTAAGACAATGTTCTAAAGGAGAAGAAAAATGTATATGGATAGTGAAGCTCTTGAAGGATGGATAAATTTTTATAATCATTATATAGAAGAAAATTTTATATGTAATTTTCTAGATGATAGGGAATTATCAATAAAAGGACTTAAAAAAATTAATAAAACTTATAAAACAAATATTCAAGAAATACAATTCAAGTATAAAGGAGAATATAAGGATTTTTTAATAAATTATCATAAAGAGGAATTTAAAAATTTTAAAAAGTTTATTAAAGAGAATGAAAGAATATATAAGAAATATCAAAAATTACATGAACAGTGGTGGGAAAGGAGTTAAAAATGTACAATAGTGACTTATATGAAACAATATTGACAGAGGAGTTTGATAAGTACTACAAAAAATTATCATATATGACGGAATTAAGAGATATAAAAATGATAGTAATCAATGATAATGAATTTATCAAAAAATTTGAAGAAGAAACAGAAAAATTTGAAGAAAAAATTAAAAAAGGAGAGATCGCAGGAAACTTTAAAGATATATTGAAGGGGATGATTAAAGATATAATAAAAGATGATAAAGAGTATATAAAAGCAAGAAGAAAAACTAACAATAGTTATATGGAAATAATAGAAATATTAGAAAAGTGTTCGAAATGATTCGAAAGTGTGCAAAAAACTAAACAGCGAAACTCTTAGAGAAACATGGGATACAAGAAACGGATAAATTGAAAGTGTGCGAAAAAAATTAAAAAGAATGGACGAAAGAATACGAAAGAATTTAGGACCATAAAACATTGATATATAAAAAAGGGGAAAAAATGGAATTATTAGAAATAACATTAGAAGCTATAAAAGGAGAAATAGAAGAAAATAAAAATAATGCAAAATTTTCTGATTTATATATAAAATTATTAAATGAATTATTAGAAGAGAAAAAAAGAAGTATTGATAATTTAAAACTAATAAAGGATAAATATAAAAAATTTTTATTAGATTATCAAAATGAAAATTTAGAGAATTTTAAAAAATATATTAAATAAACAGAAAAAACATTTTGGAAGTTTCAAAGATTATTAAGTTATATGTAGAAAAGGAGTAAAAAAATGATTAATTTAAATCAAAGTGAATTAGAATACATAAAAATAGTAAATAATGATACAAAAGAGGAAATAGTAACAATTTTCTGTTTTGGTGACCATTGGAGTATTAAAGTACAAACACCTGATACACATTATTTAGAATATAAAACAAAAGAGAAAGATTAGAATATGGAAGAAAAAACAGGAAAGGAAATAAAATTTGATATTGATATTGAAGAGTTAGATATAATGGAAGACACGATAGAAGAAGGTAGTAAAATATTTCCTATAAAAGAACAAATAACATTAGAAGTGAAGGAAATAAAATACGACAAAAATTTTATAAAGTCATTAGAAATAATGCAAAAATTAAAAAGAAATAAAAAAATAAAAAGGTTATTAGAAAGAAAAGATAAAGCAATAGTTATAGTTAAGTTTGCAAATAAAAAAAAGAAAAGGAGATAAATAACTATGAAAACAAATAAATTACAAGTCTTTTTAGATAATATTAAAAGTATTATTAATACAAAAAATAAAGAAATAGAAAAAGCAGAAATGTATCTTATTATAGATAAAATAACTAATAATGAAAAAGAATTAATAAGTATTACATTAGACATAATAGAGATAGAAAAAATGCGAGTATATAAATTATATGAAATATACAATAAATACAAAAACAAATTAGAGGAGATAGAAGATGAATTTTAATATATTTGATTATGACTTTTTAGATGTAGCAAAAACGATAATTTTAATACTTTTAATAGTATTACTTGTTACTGCAATAAGCTATAGTATTCTTTATAGTTCATCAGAAAAAAATAGAAAAGAATATATAGATAAAGGATATGAGGAAACAATTGTGATAATTGATAATTATGGTAAAACAAAAGAAATATTAATAAAAAAGGATAGTAAATTACTAGATATGTTAAAAAAAGAATTAGAAAAGGAAAAATAAATTATTAATCGTGTCAAAATCGTGCGAAAATTGCAAAAGAGGTAGAAGTAATATGAAAAGAAAGAAAAAAATAATAAAAAATTTGAGAGAAAAATTAAAAAGAAAATCCAGGAGAAAAGGATTATATATTTTTCGTTTTAATAAATGCCGTAAATTTAATTTAGATCCTATAAATCTAGATGAAGAAGAAGGACCTTCAATGCTTACAAAAGTAATAATTAAAGCAGTTCAAGCATTAATAAGGGAAGAAAATAAAAAAATCATGAGAGAATCGTGCGAAAATCGTGTGAAAGGAGAGTAAGATGAAAGAAGCAATAAGTCTTAGTTGGGAAGTTATTGAATTATCAATAATAGTACCAATTGCTATAATCTTAATGTTAGGAACTATATCATTAATAATACAAATAATACTACATACAATAAAAAAAGTTAAAGAAGCATTAGGAAAAAACGAAGAAAACATTAAAGACAGATTTGATGAGGCAAGAAAAAGAGATACAGAAACTATGTTAAAAAGACAGGGACTATGGCATAAATACGGAGGATATACATATGATAGAAATGGAATTAATGCAGAATCTTTTACAAAGGAAGAAAGCGATAGAAAATGAAATAGAATATATAAAAGATGAGATGGAAAAAATTACAGCTAAGTATGATGGAGCAGGTGGCGCTATACTTTCAAATGAGAGTAAACCACCAGTAAACTCTGATCCTGATTTTAAAATATTTACTTTAACTCATGAACTAGCATTCAATGAAAAATATAATGGTATGAGTCTAATACAAAGGCTAGAATTCCTATCTAATAGCTTGAATGAGCTTGAGAAAGAGATAACTATGAGAAAAAATACATTGAACGAATTTAAAGGCATTAAATATGATTTGTACGCTCTTATAATGTTTGATGGATATAATCCAAGTAAAGCAGTTAATAAAATTGCTAATGATTATAATATAGATGTGAGTAATGTTTGGAAAAATCATTATAAAAAAATAAAAAAATATTTAAAAAAATGAAAATCGCCAGTGAATCGCCAGTAAGAAGTATGATAATATGTATAATGAAGGAAGTAGTATAAAATACTATTGACTTCAAAAATCAGTCAAGTTGCTTTTTAACATGGATATACCTGGAAAAGAATACTTACAATTTAGTAGGTATTCTATTTTTTATGAGTAAAAGGAAATTTAAATAGGTTCGAATCCTATTTTACTCAATCATTAAAGGAGGAAAGATATGAAAGATATAAAAGAAGTAAAAGAGATGAAATATAAAGTTATTAAAGAATTTAATGATATATATCTTAATATAATAAGAAATGAGGGAGAAGTAATTGATATAACTGAAGAAAGAGCAAAAGAAATAAATGAAAAGAAAATATATGTTGAACTTGTCAAAGATAATAAAGAAAAAGAGGAAAAATAATTAAGATCCTCTTTTTTATTATGTAAGGAGGATTAATGAAGAATGGATTAACAAAGAGGCAAAAAGAATTTGCTGATGAATATATGAAAACAGGGAATGCAACTGAAAGTGCTATAAAAGCAGGATATTCTAGCAAAACAGCATATGCAATAGGAAATGAAGTATTAAAAAAACCTAAAATTAAAGAATATATTAATCAAAAGCAAGAGAAAATAGAAGAAAAAATAACAATGAACATAGCAGAAAGACAACAATTTCTAGTAGATATAATATTAGGGAATATAAAAGACACTAAGATTATATTAAATGAACAAAGAAGATATACTCCAGTAGAAGTAGTACCAAGTTTAGATATTAGATTGAAAGCTAGTGATCAATTAAATAGAATGCAAGGAGCATATACTTCAACTTTAAATGTTAATGCTAATATGCGAAGTACTGCTAATTTTGATGATATTGTAGAACAGCTAGCTAAGTCACGAAAAGAGACAGATGAATAACAATTTTCCTTTATCTGAAAAATATATTGATTTTTTAGAATACAAAGAGGCTGATGCTGAATTTTTAGAAGGGACTACGGCTGCTGGTAAAACTACAGTAGGAATTGTCAAGTTTATGATTAAAGTCAATGATAGTGATAAAAAACTTCATATAATAGCTTGTAAAAGTGTTGGTGTTGCTGAGAAGAATATTATAAATTCTGAAAAAGGAGTTTTAGATGTATTTTATGATACAGATTATAAAGGAAATGGAGACAAAGATAATAAAATATCACATATAAAATATAATGATAAAATTATATATGTTATAGGCTATGATGATACTGCTAAGTGGAAAATGATACTACGGACGGACAATATGGTTGTGTTTATATAGATGAGATAAATACAGCTGATATTGAATTTGTAAGAGAAATGTCTACTCGTAATGAATATTTGCTTGCTACACTTAATCCAGATGATCCAAATCTACCAGTATATAAAGAGTTTATTAATAGAAGTAGACCTCTAGAAAAATATAAAAAAGATGTACCACAAAGCATAATGAAAGAATTAAAAGAACCAGAAAATCCAAAATGGAAGTACTGGTTTTTTACTTTTAACGATAATGCTTCTTTAACAGAAAAAGCAATACAAAAGAAAATTGATTCTGCACCTAAAGGAACTAAGTTATATAAAAATAAAATACTAGGACTAAGAGGAAGAGCAGTAGGACTTGTGTTTCCGAACTTTGAACAAAGTAAACATGTGAAGACTAAGGAAGAAGTTAAGGAAAAAATGAAAGATAAGAAAGAGCCTTTAGAATTTATTTGTTTTACTGCAGGTCTTGATACAGCATATTCTACTAAGTCACCTGATACTATAGCAATGATATTTCAAGGAATATCTAAGAATGGAGAATTATATGTATTAGATGAAAAAGTATATAACAATAGTAATTTACAACAGCCACTTGCTCCATCTGATACGGTAGTTAATTTTATTGACTTTTTGGAAAGAAATAGAGAAGAATGGGGATTTGCTAGACATGTATTTATTGATTCGGCAGACCAAGCGACTATGACTGAAATAAAAAAACATATTAGAAAAAATGGTTCTATTTATACTTTTAATAATGCACATAAGAAAGTAACTATAATAAACAGAATAAATCTTCAATTAGGTTGGATTCATAAATTGAAATATTTTGTGTTAAGTCATTGTACGAATCATATACAAGAATTGGAAACTTATAGCTGGAAAGAAAATAAAGATAATGAACCAGAAGATGCTAATGACCATACAATAAATGCTAGTCAATATGCATTTATACCTTATAGAAAAATAATAGGAGATGGTACAGAAGAAAATGAAGAAAATTATGAAGAAGAATATTAGAGAGGGAAAAGATGAATATTTTAAATAACTTTAATAATATGATCAAGAATGGAATAAAAAAATATTTAGATATAGAAGAAGCACCATATAATATCAATGTGAATGTATATTCATATACAACTTATGAAACTAATTTACTATTGAATAAAATATGGTATAGAGGTGAAAGCGAAGAATTAGAACAGATATATAATCAAATTATTAATGAAACAAATTTGCCTCATTTTTGGGGAAATAAAGGTTATAGAATAATAAAAATACATACAGGTTTACCAGGGATGATAGTAGACACATTATCTGATGTTGTTGTGGATAGCTTAGCATCAATAAAAGTAGGAGAAAGACAATCCGATTGGGAAGCAATAGCTAACGAAAACAATTTCAAAGAATTATTAAGAAAAGCTTTAATAACTGTATTATGGGGCGGTGATGGTGCTTTTAAATGGAGTTATGATTCTGAAATATCTAAATATCCTATAATTGAGTTTTATCCTCCTGAAAGAGTAGAATATATTACAAAAAGAGGAAGACTTGTAGGAATAATATATAAGACAAAGAAGATAATAAATAAAAAAGAATACATGCTTTATGAAGAATATACTGAAAAAGGAATTGAATATCGTTTATATAATGATAATGGAAAGCTTGAAAATATAAAACTATTAGAAAAAGCTGAAAATACTCCATATAAACCTATAAAAAATAATGCAAATTTCCTTATGGGAAGAAAATTTTTATTAAAAGAAAGTCAAAAATATGAAAATAGAGGGAAGTCTATATTTGAAGGTAAAGTAGATAATTTTGATGCTTATGATGAAATATGGAGTCAGTGGATGCTTTCTGTAAGGAAGGGTCAAATTAAAGAATATATACCAGAAGACTTACTTCCTAGAGATTTGAAAACTGGAGTTATGAAGAGAAAAAGTGATTTTGAAAATGAGTTTATTTTATTATCTTCAACAATGGGAGAAGGTGATAAAAATAATTTAATACAAACAACTCAAGGTACTATACAACATGAAGGACTATTAACTTCATATATTACAGCTTTAGATCAATGTTTAACTGGTCTTATCAGTCCATCTACATTAGGTATAGACACTAAAAAGTTAGATAATGCTGAAGCTTCTAGAGAAAAAGAAAAAACAACACTGTATAAAAGAAGTCAAATAGTAGATAGTATGAGAAAACTTATAGAAGATATAGTAAATATTACTTTTAAATTTTACGATAATTTAAATAAAAAAGAAATAACTGATACTAAATGTGAAGTAGTATTCACTGAATATGCTAATCCTTCATTTGAAGCTCAAGTAGAAACAATAGGAAAAGCAAATACTGCTGGAATAATGAGTATAGAAGCTACTGTAGAACAACTATGGGGAGATAACAAAAAAGAAGACTGGAAAAACAAAGAAATTAAACGTCTTAAAAATGAAAAAGGTATTATGGAAGAAGTAGAACCAGCTGTCAACAAAGATAATATAGAGATTATAGAAGAAGAACAAAAAGAATAGGTAAAATATGGACGAATATGATATAGCTAAACTTTATCAAGAAATGGAGCTTGAACTTATAGCTTCTCTCAAAAGAAACTTGTTACGACATGAATCAAAAGAAATAGAAGAAAATATGGAATATCCACAGTGGCAAGCATTAAAACTTAGAGATATTCAAAGAATTAAAAGAGAAAATCAAGATATAATAGGAAAATACACATCTAATATACCAAAAGATGTAAAGAAAATAATAAAAGAAGAATATAAACAAGGAAAAAAAGAAGCAATAGTATTATTTAATGATGCTAATAGAGGTAAAAAACGATTAAATGAGAGCTTTTTTAAAACTAACAACAAAAAAGTAAAAGCTATGATAGATGAAATTAATGGGACTTTTAAAGAAGCAGAAAAAGCTATTTTTAGAATGACTAATGATGTTTATAGAAAAACTATATTTAAAGCTGGATTTTACTTATCACATGGAGTGGTGAATCTTAAACAAGCAGTAAATATAGCTATGAAAGATTTTGCAAAAAGAGGTATAAATTGTATAGAATATAAAGATGGAAGGCGAGTAAATATTGCTGATTATGCTAGAATGGCTGTTAGAACTGCATCTCAAAGGGCAAGACTTATGGCAGAGGGAGACTTTAGGAAAAGGTTAAAAAGAACACTTGTAAAAATAACAAAACATGGAACTTCATGCAAATATTGTAAAGTGTATGAACAACAAATATTAGTTGATGATGTTTATTCTGGAGGTGTTCCAGATGGCAAACATGAATTGTTATCGAGTGCCATGAGTAAGGGATTATTTCATCCTAATTGTAGGCACAAAGCTCCAACTTATTATGAAGAATTAGATGAACTAAAATATGAACAAATGGCTAAAAGTGCTACGGCTAAAGAAGAGAAAGAGAGAAAAAAAGATTTATTTAGTCAAAAAGAACAAAGAAAAAGAAGAGTAAGCCTGTTAGAAACAAATAAAATACAAGAAAAAAACAACAAAAAACATAAAAAGTATGATATAATAAAATACGAAGAAGTAGATCAAGAGATAGAAGATAGACTTCAAGGACAAAGTGATTTGATATGGGATAATTTAAATGATGAAGAGAGACATGCATTAAATCAGTATACTTGGACATTTTATACTAAAATAAATAATTATCTGAGAGATCCTTCATACATTACGGATGTACTAGAGTTAAAAAAAGTAAAAAAATGTATAAGAGGGATAGATAAAGTCCTAGACAATAATAATTTAGAAGAAAACTTAATATTATATAGAAGTGTTAGTAAAGGGGAATTTGAATATTGGAAAAATTCAGAGACATTAGAAACTTACAAAAGTACTGGTTTATATGAAAGAATTTATAAAACTTTTAATCATGGGTATAAAATAAAAATAAAAGCTCCAGTTGGAACTAAGGGATATTACATTGGAAATCATTCCGAATTTGAAAATGAAAAAGAATTCTTGTTACATAGAGGACAAAAATATAAGATATTAAGTATAAAAGAAGATATAATGGAGGTGGAAATAAATGTATAAAAATGATTTACTAGAAAGAACTCTTACTTATAATTATGAGAGTGGTATATATGTAAGTAAACAATATACTAAAGAAGAGTTAAAGGCAAAAAGAAAATATTATGAAGAACAAGAACCACCTAAAGGAATGCCTAAAAGTAGATGGTTATATGAAGTGAAAAGGCAATTTGAATTAAGAAAAGGAGCAGAGAAATACCCAGACATGGTTTTTGCAACTCTTGATTTTTTATTAAAATAATTTAAAACACTACATTATATGTAGTGCAATGTACAGTTAGATACTGTATGTTGCAGTGCATATAATATTTAAGAGATGAGTAGAAATACTTATCTCTTTTTTGTATGCCAAAAATAAGTTGCTTGTAATCTAAAAACAAGAGGCAGATGACCTTATCTGTATAAAAAGGAGATAAAATGGAAGTTGTTGACGGAGTAGAAAACAATGAAGTAGTAGAAAATAATGAAGCTACTGATACTTCGAAAAGTGAAAAAGTTAAAACACAAGTGTCAGAAAAAAAATATACTGATGAGGATGTTAATGCAATATCACTAAAAAACACAAATAAAGCAGTTGAAAAACTGAAAAAAGAATTAGGAATTGATGATGTAGAAGAAGCGAAAAAAATATTAAATGCTTTTAAATCTACTAAGCAAGATACTAAAACAGATGAGTTAAGTGTTTTAAAACAACAAGCTGAAAAAAGTATGTTAGAAGCTGTTAATTTAAGAATTGAAAATGCTTTACTTGTAAAAGGTGTTGATTCTAGTAAGTCAAGTAGAATGATGAGATTAGTTGATAAAAAAGCTATATTAGATGAAAGCGGTAATATTGATAATTCTAAACTTAATACTGAAATAGAAGAAATACTTAAGGACTTTCCAGAATTAAACAAGAAAAGTGAAGAAAAAGGTTTCACTATAGGTGGAGATGGAAAGGAAACAGAAAAAGAAAAGGTAGATCCATTAGATAAATTAAAAAAAGCAATGAAGCTAAAATAATAATTTATAAAGGAGATATAATATGAATACAATAGAAAAATTTAAACAAAATGCACCTCAGCTTCTTGATGCGGTGTATAAAGCAGAAGCGAAGACTGCAATATTAGATACAGAAGAAGAATTAGTACAAGCAGGAGCTAATGCTAATGAAATAATAATACCTATGATAGACATGGATGGGCTTGGAGATTATTCAAGAAATTCAGGTTATACTGATGGTGATGTTAAATTAACTAACCAAACTGTACCATTTGATTATGAAAGAGGAAGAAAGTTAAAAGTAGATAGAATAGATAATGAAGAAACAGCAGGAATTGCTTTTGGAAAACTTTCTGGTGAATTTGTTAGAACTAAAGTTGTTCCAGAAGTTGATGCAATGAGATTTGCTAAATATTCAAGCTTAAATGATATAACTAAATTAACACCTGTTACATATACTAAAGGTGAAGAAATTCTTGAAGCAATACAAGATACTTATTCTCAAATGACAGAAGATGAAGTAGGTGAATCAGAAAGAATTTTATTCATAACACCTACACTACTTAAGAAAGCAAAACATGTTTCAAAAATAACTAATACAGATATTTTAGAAAATTTTGCGGAAGTAGTTGAAGTACCACAAAGTAGATTTTACACTAAAATTCAACTATTAAATGGTAAAGATAGTGGAGAAGAAAAAGGAGGATATAAACCAGCAAGTGATGGTAAGAAAATTAACTTTATGATAATTCACAAACCAGCAGTACTTCAATATGCTAAACATGCAAACATCAAAATATTTACAGCAGACCAAGATCAAGACGGAGATTTCAATAAGATGTTATATAGAATATATTCTCTTGAAAATGGATATAAGAATAAGAGAGCTGGATTTGCTTTATCACATCAAGCATAAGATGAGGAGGAATTAATATGACAATAGTAGGATGGTCACCAGAAGATGACAAATTAAATGCTATAACAGCAGTAGAACCTACAGAAGACAATAAAGACAAAATAAATACATCAAAAGGTAAAACAAAAGAAGCAGTTGAACCTGCAGAAATAGAACCTATAATTGAAGAATAGAGGTGATATATGCTTTACCTGAATATTGAAGAATACAAAAATAGGGGAGGTAAACTTGATATACCTCCTTATATTTTTGAAACAATACAAGATATAATTGATGATTTAACATTTAATAGAATAGTTTATATAGGATATGATAATTTAACTGATTTTCAAAAGGAATGTTTGAAAAAATGTATGTTTGTAAGTACTGAATTTTATTTTAATAATAAAGAGTTATATGAACAAACAATAAATTTGAAGAGCTATAGTGTAGGAGATATATCAGTTACTTCTGAAATAAATGAACAAATAATAACAGAGATTAAAAAATATAAGATACCTTACTTAGCTTACAGTAATTTAAAGAAAACAGGATTAATGAGAAGAGGTTTTAAATGGTAGAGAAAATAAAAAAGCTAGGATTCTTGGATTTTTTAGCAAATAAGGAATGTGAAATTACAATATATAGTGATGAGATATCTGAAGATGGAGATTTCAATAAAGTATTGAGTATTAATAAACAATGTATTTATCAAGAAAAAACAGAGAGAAGACTAGAGCCTAATGGAAAAGAAATTATACTGAATGGAATCATATTAGTCAAGGGAGATTTGAACCCAATTATAAAAACTTTATCTATGGGTAAAGTAAAAATAGGAAGTAAAGAATATACGATACATAAAGGGTATAGAATTTTTAATCCAGATGGAACAGTGAATCATACAAAATTGGAGATAATATGAAAATTAGTAAAAAAATCAAACAAAATGTTATTGATGAAATTAATGCTTATGCACTTGATGCTTTACTAGAAACAGCAGATGCAGTTCAATCTGATTTATTAGATTCTCAAACAATACCTTTTGACACACGGAATATTAGAAGAAAGTATCTTTGTAGATGATACTCATATTGAAAAAGGAAAAGCAATTATTGGAGTAGACACACCATATGCTAGAAGAGTTTATTTTCATCCAGAGTACAACTTCAAAAAAAATAAAAATCCTAATGCTCAAGGTATGTGGTTTGAAACTTATATATCAGGAGATAAGAAAAATTATGCTAATGAATTGTTTAAAAAATTCATGAAAGGAAAAATATAATGTTATTAGATAAATATAGAGATTATTTTAAAGAAAAGTACAAATGGCAATATTCTATCTCTATAGGAAAGATAGATAATAATAAAGAAAAAATGATAACCTTTTATAATTCTAAGAGAGTAATGAAGAATGAAGGATTCATAAATGATAAAAAAACAAAAATAAAACCAATAACTATTTTATTAAAATATGGAACTAATTATAAAGAAGCTTCAGAAGAAGCTACTAAAATACAAGAATTTTGGAATTTTAGAAATTTCAATATAGATAACTATCAAATATATTCAAATCTTTTGTATTCTGAACCTATAGAATTAGGAGCAGATGATAAAGGAAATTATGAATTTTCATTTGAAGTAGATTTAATAGAAAATGAAAGGAAGGAGAATTAATATGCCAGAACCAAAAGTTATTAAATCTGGAGTATTTCCAGTAAACAATTGCACAATAGAATTAGGAACAAAAAAGACAGGCGATGTATGGACATATGTTAAAGTTGCAGAAATGGAAAAAGGAAACATATCAATTGAAACTGGTATTGAAACATGGACTGCAATGGAAAATGAAGGATGGCAAAGTGCACTTGCTACAGCAAAGAAAGTTACTTTCAATTTAGCAGGTAAGAGACACTTGGGAGATCCAGGAAATGATCATTTAGCAAGCCTTGCTTTAAAAAATGGGGTAGATGCTTATACTGCACTTAAGGTAACATTTCCTAACAAAGATGTCTTTGAAATGGAGGCAGTGGCTGATGTTAAAGACTTTATGGGACGGAGATTCTACAAATGTAGCACCTCTATCTGCCGATTTAATATCACATGGAAAGCCTAAATATACAGAAGGAGCTTAATTTTATTTAAAGGGGAAAATATCATTCCCCTATTTTTTATTATAAGGAGAAGAAAAAATGAGAATATTAGATACAAAAATTTTACCAAAGGAAAAAAGAGAAAAACCAAAAATAAAAGTTTTGGATAAACTTTATGATGTGGATAACACTAAAAAGACATATGATAAACTTTATGAATTAGAAAAGAATACAGAAATATCAGTAATAGAAAAACAAGACACATTGTTAGAGTTACTGTTAGGTAAAAAAGCACTTAAGGAAATATTAGATTTAGATTTAAGTAATGAAGAATATAAAAATTTAGTGAATGTCGTAATTGCATCTGCTACAGGTCAAAAACTGGAAGAAATAGAACAAACAACAGAAAAAAAGTAAATTGCGACTATTATTATGATGATAAATATGATTGGAATTTAATAGTATCAAGTTTTTTGGAACAATATAATATAGATTTGCTAGAAGAATATGACACTATTACTGTTGAAAAATATAATATGTTAATAACTGGAATATCACCTAACACAGCACTTCGGAAGAATCATTTCAATAAGAGCAGAAAAAGATGAAAATATAATAAAAAATATGTCAGAACATGAGCTTAGAATTAGAGAAGAATGGGAAAATTTTAGAGTTAAAAATATGACTGAGGAGGAAAGCAACGATAAATTAGAAAAAGCAATGTATATCTTCAAAATGTTAGCAAGTAACAATGACTAATATAGGGGGAAGTATATGAGTAAAAGTGTAGGTGAGGTAAGTATTGATCTGACATTAGATGATAAAGGATTTTCTCGAGTATTAAATAATGCTATGAAACAATCTGAAAACTTTGCTAGTAACACTATGAATAAAATAAGTGGATACATAACAAAAGCTTTCGCAGTAGGATCTATTTTAGCATTTGGAAAAGCAAGTGTTGATACAGCGAATGAAAGTCAATCAGCATGGACAGGTTTAAATTCAATAATATCAGGACAGAACAAAAGTTTTTCTAAAGCTCAAAGTTTTATAAATGATTACATTTCTGATGGATTGGTTCCCCTTAATAATGCAGTAACTACTTATAAAAATTTATTAAGCAGAGGTTATGATACATCACAGATTGAAAATATAATGAATGTATTTAAAAATACAGCTGCCTTTGGAAGACAGTCAAATTATTCAATGGGTGAAGCTATACAGTCAGCTGCTGAAGGTTTAAAAAACGAAAATTCAGTATTAGTTGATAATGTTGGGGTAACTAAAAATGTTGCTAAAATGTGGGATGAATATGCTAAAAGCATAGGAACTACAGCAAATAATCTTACTCTAGCGCAAAAAAGACAAGCTGAAGTAAATGGAATCATAGAAGAAAGTAAATTCCAGATGGGAGACGCTAAGGCATATACTGAAACTTATGCAGGTAGAATGGCACAACTTAATAGTGCATTTGTGAATTTAAAAACTGCGGTTGGTAATATTATTGCTCCAATTGCTCAAATGTTTATACCAGTGCTTACTATGGCATTTAATGCAGTTACTAGATTTTTTAATGGAATAGGTCAATTGTTGGCAGTATTTGGCATAAAATTCCCTAAAGTTATACAAGGAGAGACTAAGAATGCTATTAGTGGAATTTCTTCAGGATTAGGTAAAGCTACAGAAGGAATGAAGGGAGCAGGAAAACAAGCAAAGAAAACAGCAAAAGAAATAAATAATGCTTTTGCTAGTGTTGATGATCTTAATGTTTTCAAACTACCTGATAAGCCTGAAACAAATTCAAATGTAGGTAGTGGAAATTCAGGGACAGGGACAGATACAGGAGCACGGAGCAGGTATAGGCAATTTAGGGATTGATCCTAAAGGAGCAGACGAATTATCAGGTTGGGCTGTCAAATTCAAGTCACAAATGGAGGATATATTTAATACTATAGCAAATACTAATGTTTGGAAATCTATGCTTACATCTGGTGAAAAAGTATTTAATACAATACTTGATAAAGGAAAAAGCTTCTTTAGTTCATTTAAAGGGATTTTTACATCTTTAGGTGATGCTTGGACTGATACTATAAAAGATAGAGCCCCAGAATTTGATAACGCCTTTTCAGAATTAATAATAGGTGCAGGTGATATTATTAATAGCAGGATCAAGCTTTTAGTTGCACCATTCGAAGGATTCTTCAGTGGAGTAGATACTGCATTAAAAGAAAGGGCACCAGAACTTACTAATAGTTTTTCCGATATAATGTTACCATTGGTTGAATTTATCGGTAAAATATTTCAAGAAATATCAATACCTATTGATCAATTTACAGAAGATTTTAAATTAGGATTTAATGATTTAGGAATAACTGTAACTAATTTTATTACAGATGTTTTAACTGGGATAGCAACTCATATGCCTGATATCATGGGTAATCTTAATGTACTTAAAGATGGATTTGTTAATACATTTAGTCAAATAAGTTCTATTGTGGGACAAATGTGGAATGATTTTACAAGAAGTATTAGAGATACATGGGATAAATATGGTAAAGGTATTAGTGATGAAATTGGAAAGTTTATGGTTAATATTACAGATCATTTTAAGAAGATATGGACAGATATTTTAGAACCAGTTATAAAACCTTTCTTAGAAGAATTTAAAAGAGCTTGGGATGAATCTTTAAAACCTGCAGTTGATAATGTTATGAATTTTATAGGAAAACTCATTCTAGGGGCATTACAATTGTATAATGGCTTTATAGTACCTATAATGGGATATTTAAGAGATGAGCTTGCTCCTATATTTAGAGAAGTTTTTACTATAATAGGAGGTGTAGTTAATACAACATTTAGGTTAATAGGGGATTTAATCAGCTCAGCTTCAAGATATTTTAGTGGATTGATTGATTTCATATCAGGAGTATTTACTGGTAATTGGAGAAGAGCATGGGAAGGTATAAAAGATATGTTTGGAGGTATATTTGGTTCAATAGGTGCATTGGTAAAAGCACCGATAAACCTTATTATTACAGGAATAAATAGTTTTTTAGCTGGAATAAATCACATCAAAATACCTGATTGGGTTCCTGGTATTGGAGGAAGAGGTTTTCATATGCCAAGACTTCCTTTACTTGCAAATGGTGGTTATGTAAGAGCAAATAGTCCTCAACCTGTTATTATAGGTGATAATAAGCGAGAAGGTGAAATAGTAGCACCTGAAAGTAAAATTGATCAAGCGGTAGCAAGAGGAATTGAAAGGGCAAATATAGGAAACGGATCACCTAAAGAGTATGTAATAGTATTAGATGTGAGATATGAAGATGGAAGAAGAATTATAAAGAAAATAAATGATGTTACTAAAGAAGAAGGAGAAGTATTATTAATACAGTAGGAGGTTTTACATGGAAAAAGATTATGTTGTAGTTATAGGAAATGATAGATTAGTAGTAGATGAAATAAATCCAGAATTTGCAATTCAAGACTCAAAAGCATCAGGTCGTGGAGAAGATCTTACTATGTATAGAGAAATATTAGGAGGAATAAATAAATTTACTTGTAAATTAAATTATCCTTATGGAGAGCGATTGAATATTATAAGAAAACTTAGCAGAACACCTATAGTTACTATTGATATATATAATCCAATGGAAGGAAAAAGAAGAAAAATGAAAGTAAGCGTTAAATGTGAAAAAATTAACACTATAAAAATTTCAGGAATAGAGTATGCAAAACCATTAGATATTAGTTTTACACAAATGGGAAAGGATATTATATGATTGAATATTGGAATAAGCTTGCAAATGATGATGTTATAATAACACAACATAGACTTACAATAGGAAATAAGGTTTACGAAGATGGGATATTTAAAAGTTTCCCATCTTTTAAACATATTTCTAATAAATATATAGGAGGATTTCCAAGTAAGACTTGTGAATTTATTATTTATAACCATGATGAAGATATAGATATAAAAGGTAAAGAGATTTTATTAGAAATAGGTCATAAAATTGATGACGATATAGTTTGGTTCAAAACAGGTTATTTTAAGATTATAGATACAATTTCAGACAAGAGTGCAAAAACTATTAAATGTACAGGAGAAGACAGAACATATTTATTTAATGATAAATATAAAAGTGATCTAAATTGGGAAAATAGACATACAGGAAAAGAGATAATAGATGAAATATTAAAAAAAATAGGAATTGAATTAGATGGAAATTTCACATTTGAGAGTTATAGTTTTTTAAGACCTAATTTTAAATTTAATATTTCGTATAGAGAAGTAATTTCAAAAATGGCAGAAATCTGTGGAGCTATAGCAATTATTACAAACGAAGGTAAATTGAAAATAAAAAAACAAACCAATAAAGATATTTTAGTAGAGAAAAAACATAGAATAGACTATTCATTAGAAAAGCCAAAAGGAAAAATAAGTAGAATATCTTTAGGAGTTGAAGGATATGAAGATGATTATTTAGCAGGAATAGAACAAGAAGGATATATAACTCATAGTATTGAAAATAATCCATATTGTGATTTGTATAGAGATGAAATGGCAAATAAAATATTAGAAAACCTTAAAGATATAGATATTACAGAATTTGAAATAAAAGGATTTCTTGATGATTGTTTTTTAGAATTAAACGATAAAATAAGAATAAAAGGAAATGATGATAATATTACAGATATAGTAGTATTAGGAATAGAAAATCCAGGTACATTCAGAAGTAAAGTGTATTGTAAGATTGAAGAAAGTAAGAAAAAAGAATATACGATAGCAGGATCTGTAAAAGAAGACTTAAAACGTGTAAGTTTAAAGGTTAATCATATTAAAGATGAGATAACAGCAGAAATCGCTAAAGTAACAGAAAAAGCAAACGAGCTTACAAAGTTTCAAGCAGATATTGAAGGCCTTAAATTATGGAAGGAAGCACAAATAGATCTTACAGACCACAGAAAAGGTATAGGAACAATTACAACAAAAGAAGCAGAAGATTTTAATATAGTTAAGTATTAAGCAGAAGGTGGGACTGTTTATAGATATATAGAAGGATTATATCCATCAGAAGAACTATTCCCATCAGAAGATTTATTCATGCCTGAAAAGGTAGGAATGGAGGAAATAGAATGATAACGATAAAAGTATATAAAGGAAGTAATACAAGTTCTGAATTTAAAACTTATAACCTTGATAATGATAAATTAAAAACATTTGAAACTTATAATGATTTTATGAGTGTAAATGAAAAAGGTGAATACACAATAGAAAGATGGATACATATTAATGAATATGGTGGATACACAATAGAAAAGAAAATAGAAACAGGAAAAATAGAAAATTTTTCATTATATGAAGGTATAAATGTTATTGAGATAGATTCAAGGAGAAGTCAAACAGAGATAATATATATAATAGAAAATCCATATACAAAAGCAATGGGTGTAGAAATAAAAAATAAAATACAAATAAATAATCAAGGTATTATGCAAGAAGTAAGCAAGAAAGTTGGAAAAGATGAAATAATATCAAGGATTAATCAATCACCTGAAGAAATAAAATTAAAAGCTAGTAAGATAAAATTTGAAGGTATGGTTACAGCTAATAATAATGTTAGTATAGATGAAAATGGATTCATTAAAGCAAAAGGAATATTTGATGAAAGAGGATCTTTCACTATTTTAACATCTCCTGGATATAGAAAAAGTGTAAAGGCAAATGATACTCAACAAATGCAACTATATGATTGTGACTTTTGTAGTATAGATTTTTTATATGAAAGAGAAATATCACCAGAACCAGATGGAACAAATGTAGCACAAGATAGAATAATGTTAACAAATGGATTGCATTTAGAAGTTATTATGCCAGCTGGATTTACTCCTACTGATATGAGAGTACAATTAAGTCACAAACCTAAAAAATGGTATGATAGATTATCTGGTGACTTTATCTGTGTAGGAAATACAAAAGGAGCTTGTTTATATTCAAAAGGCGATTATAATACTTTCGATTATAAAGCTTTTGAAAGAGGAGATGATTATTTGATATTAAATACTGATGATCAGATAAAAAAAGGATTTGGAGATAAAGAATATGTGGATTTTAATGGATACCAAACAGTTATATCGAAAAATTTAATAAATGATTTAGTTTATGATAAAGATACAACAAAAATTAGAAATGTTAAAGTGGTTGTTGCACCACGTTCACCGAGATATAGAGTTGGAGCTAGATTAGCACAAGGAGCAACTCAATGGTTTCCTAATACTATTAGAAATGATGTATTACCTTTTCAAGGAATACTAACTCCGCAGTTTATAGTTATGGGATACTACAAAGATATGGGAGGCAATTAATGAAAAAGATTGAATTTAAAAATTTACCAAGTAAAGAAACACCGATTTCTGCATCTAATTTGAATTTATTACAACAAAATATTGAAGAGGAAATCAATAAAAAAGTTACTAAAGAATATGTTGACAGTAATAAAGCAACAAAAGCAGAAGTTGAATCAATAAAAAACAATTATGTAAAAAAAGGTGTATTAAGTATTTATGGAAATAATAGTCAAACGATAAATGCAAAAGATCCGAATGGGAGAAAAGTTGTTTTTAATTCTATAAAAAAAGATATAGGGGGAATAGCAATTTTACAAGCAGACGGAGCTTTGAAATTTAAAAAAAATTGTACAGTAGCCATAAGTTATAATTTATTTGTTGATTGTATATCAGGTTATGTACGATCTTACATTTATACATATAGAGGGACACAACTTACAACTTTATCTGATACACTTTTTAATGCTACAAGTTCATTTAAAGCATTAAACGTAGCAGGTGTAATACATGACTTTCAAAAAGATGATACGTTATTTATTGATATATCTCAATCTGAAGGGAATTTACTTACAGTAAGAGGTGGATATGCAAATAATAATTTTACATTGATAGAAATATAGAAAGGAGGTGATATAGTGGAAAAACACATTACACAAATATTTTTAGGAATAATTGGAGGTATAGCTTATATATTAGGAGGATTTGATAGTATATTAGTAACACTTATTACTTTTATGATAGTAGATTATATAACAGGAGTACTTAAAGCTATAAGACTAAAACAGTTAAATAGTCAAATAGGAGCTAAAGGTATAGTTAAGAAAATAGGTTATTTAGTTATTGTAGTTATAGCAGTGAAACTTGATTCAATGCTAGGTAATACAAACTATATAAGAAATTTAGTTATATTTGGATTTATATCAAATGAAGGAATATCTATACTAGAAAATGCAACACTTTTAGAAATTCCAATACCTGATAAAGTAAAAAGTGTACTTAAGCAATTAAAGAGTACAGAGGTAGAAAATGCTGAAATATCAAAAAAAAACGACTAACGAGAATCGATTTTAAGGCAATAAAAAAATAAAATAGTATAAATATATACCTTGATTTTCAAGGGAAAAGAGGGAAAAAATGGAAGAAGTAAGAAAAATAACAGGGACTAAAGAATTTGAAGAAATATCAAGAAAAAAGATACAAGAATATTATAAAAAAGAAGGAATTGAATTAGATAAAGATAATGATATATTTGTAGTATGGCTAGCTAAAGCTTTAGGTAATACAAAAGGAGTATTTATTACAAATAAGATGGATAAGAAGTTATATGAGATTACATATAACGGACAAAAGAATGAAATGTATTTAGACGCTTATATAAAAGAACAAAATATATTAATAAAAAATGACGAATTCTAATTAAAAGAGTTGAGTAAAGTTGAGTAGCGTTGAGTAAAAGTTGAGTAGAAAGGAAAAAATAAATATGATAATAAAACAAATGCCTATGTTGCAATCAAAATATAAAATTAAATGTCCATATATAACAGATAAGATAGGTATAACAGTACACAATACAGCAAATTCTGCACCAGCAGTGAATGAAATAAGATATATGATAAATAATGATATGCAAGTTAGCTATCATGTAGCAGTTGATGAAAACGAAGTTATTGAATGTATACCTTTTAATAGGAATACATGGAATGCTGGTGATGGAAAAGGAAAAGGTAATATGAATACTATTTCAATTGAAATATGTAGAAGTACTAGTGAAGATGAAAGCTTATATGATAGAGCAGAAGAAAATGCTATTGAATATATAGCTAAATTATTAAAAGAAAGAGGTTGGGGAATAGATAGAGTATACAAACATCAAGATTGGAACCATAAATACTGCCCTCACAAAATATTAGAAAGGGGTGAATGGAATTTATTCAAATCTAAAATTCAAAATAAATTAGATGGAAATACTAATGTAACACAACAAATAAATACAAATAATGAAGGAGGAGATGAAGTGAGAATATATAGAAATGGAAGTACACCTGAACCAGTATATGCTGATAATACTTTTACAAATAAAATAGGAGAATTAAATCCAAGGGAAGTTGTAAAAGGAATTAGTATAGAAGATAATGTTATAGTATACTATACAGTTGATGGTACAAATAAAAAGAAAGCAGGCTTTGTTAAATGGAAAGATGGGTTACAATAA